TATGTACAAGATTAAATTAAACCAAATTAGAGCACTACTAGGCGTAGAAGTAGCTTTAGAGAAACTTTATTTAGTTGATGGGACTGAATTATCTACTGAAAAATTAGAAGTAGGATTTCCAGTTTTTGACGCTGAAAATAACCCAGTTGGAGCTGGTGAACACAAATTAGTTGACGGCACAATCTTCATGACTGACGAACTTGGTATCATTACCGAAGTTATTAGAGTTGAAGAAGAAATGCCCGAAGTAGAAGCACCAGTTGAAGTATCAATCGAAGCAGCTGAAGTTGAAGAAGTTGCAGTTGATCCAATGGTGTTAGTTTACGAAACTATTATGGAGTTAAGCAATGAGATTTCTAAATTAAAAGAAAAAGTTAGCATGTTCTCAAAAGCGCCAGCAGTTGCACCAATCAAAAAAACTGATAACGAAGTTATCGAAACAACATTCTCAAAATTAGAAAGATTAAAATCAATTAAAAACCAATTAAAAAAATAAAAAATGGCATTCGATTTACAATTATTACCAAATTATACAGACCAATTATCAACCGACCTTATTAGTGAGGCGTTGTTGAAATCATTTACTACTGACTTCGTTACTATTCAAGCTGGTAAAACAGCTGGAACTTCAGCAATTAACGTTATGAATTCAACAGTTGACATCAAAGATGCAGCTTGTGGATTTGCAGCGGGTCAAGTAGGTTCAAACGAAACAGTTTTTTCTCAAATCCCTTTAGTAGTAGGTTCTAAAATGTTGAAAGAGCAATTATGCCCTGAAGATTTAAGAACTAAATGGACTTCATCTCAATTAAGCGCTGGTGCAAATCAAGAGACAGTGCCTTTCGCTGAATTAATAGCTAACAACAAAATGGCTAACATCGCTAAATATGTAGAGAACACAATTTGGCAAGGTGATAATGCTAACTTAGATGGTTTATTAGACCAATGTTTGAATGCAAACGGGACTATCAATTCAGCTGGTGGTACAGCACAATGGACTACTTCAACTGCAATTTCTGAATTTTGGTTAAACGTTGGTTCATTAACTCCGGAATTACAAACAGAAGACGATTTAGTAATGTACACTAGCTATGCTAACTACCAAGCGTTAGTTGCTGCATTGATTAACACAGGCGCTTCAGTTATCGGACAATTTGCACAAGTTTCAAATGCAAGTGGTGTTAACGCTCCAAGCTCATTTGTTTTCCCTGGTACAAACATCACAGTTTTCGCAGCACCTGGTATCAATGATCCAGCTCGTGTAATCTTAGCTCCTAAAAAATACATCTTCTTCGGAACTGGTTTATTAGACGAAATGGATACATTCAAATTCTACTACAACGAAGCGGATGATATCATGAATTTCAACGCTAAATTCAGACTTGGAACAGCGGTTTATGCTTCTCAAGTAGTATCAAACAAATAATCAAAAAACAAGGGGTGTAAAAGCCCCTTATTTATAACTTTTAAAAATATTAATAAACATGGCATGTAGCATATTAAACACGATTAACTTGGATTGTATGAGCGCCCTTGGTGGTGTAAATACCATCTACGTTTTCGCTGGTGACAATTTTGAAATCCAAACAGTTACAGCGGGTGAAGTAACCTTGGCTGGTGGTAGTGGTGATTTCTTTCAATACAAATTTGCAAAAGACACTGCAAAATTAACAGAAACGGCAACGATTTCAAACGCAAACGGAACAGTTTTTTACACAACTGAATTAAGCGTTAACATCTCAAAAAGAGACGTTACAAAAAGAAACGAATTTTTGTTATTAGCAAAGAATCGTGAAATCCGTGTTATTGCTTTAGATAACATGGGGCAATACTGGTTACTTGGTAACACACGCGGTGCGGTTTTATCTACTATGGTAGGAGAAGGTGGTCAAGCAATCGGAGACATGAACGGATATACATTCACGTTCCAATCAATGGAAGCAGACCCAATGCCAGCGTTAAGCTCAACTAGTGCAACGGCAATCAATGCAATCGCACCTGGTGCCACAGCGGCAGTTGGTGGATTTGATTTCAATACTTCAGCTAACTAATATTAACCTTTAAAAAAATAGGGCGGTGCGGTCAATCGCATCGCCTTTTTTTATGTCATGATTAATCTAATAGAAGGAAAAAACGAGTTTATAATTTACGGAGATTTTACTCAAAACATGAATTCATATCGAATCCATTTATTTAATGGCTTTGATAGAATTGAGCATATATGTAAATTAGAGAACAAAACAAGTAGTACAAGATTTGCAGAATTTACCATTTACATAAATGATGGTATTACAGGAGACTATCATTTGAACGGATTACCATTTGGTAATTTTGATTATACGATTAACATCGAAGATGACATCTACAATCGTGGTCAAGCGTTTTTGGCTGGCGATACCGAAGTACAAAAAATTGAATATATATCCGATAATGAAAAAAGCGAAAGCGTAATATATGTAAGCTAATGAAAAGTATAATCGACACATTAAAAGAGCCCGTAAACGTACTAAATGTTACAACTTTTGGAGTTAGTTTAACAAGCTTACCTGAAGCGCTAAAGTCAGTATTCTACATAGTTTCAATTTTTGCATCTATTTTAGTAAGTATTAAGTATATTTACGAAATTATTTCATTGCGAAAAAACGCAAAAAAAGATATTTAATAACATATGAACAATTTTGCTTTTAATTCAATTTCACAAATTCAAATAAATTTGCCTACGTTCTCGGAGCGTGGCTCAAAAAAATGGATAAGCTACGGAGAGGACAATTTATATCCTCAATTTATAGCGAGCTTATTTTTGCGTTCAGCGATTAATAGAACGGCTATACAATCAAAAATAGACGCAACCATAGGGAATGGATTAAAGACCACGGACGAGGCTTTAAATTACGTTTTAGTACGTGCGAATCCGATTGACTCATGGAATGATGTGTTTGAAAAATGCGCTCAAGATTATATTACTTTCGGTGGGTATGCAATGAACATAATTTGGTCAAACGATGGTAAGACAATAAGCGAGATTTATCATCTTGACTTTACAAAAGTAAGAAGTGGAAAAATTGAACCAGGAGACGATGCACCAAAAGAATATTTTTATAGCACTAATTGGGAAAACTCAAATAAATATAAGCCTACACAATATGCGACATATAACCCTGCATTATCACTTGAACAACCTTCGCAAATTCTTTATGCGTTTGACTATGAACCTGGCAATATCTATTATCCTTTACCGACATACGCTGGTTCGATTAATGACATCCAAATTGATATTGAAGTTTCTAAATTTCATATCTCTAATTTAGCAAATAGTTTGAATCCATCTTTGTTTATTTCTTTGAACAATGGAATACCGGCACCCGAGGAACGTAAAGAAATTTATGACGAGTTAACGATGGCTTATCGTGGAACTGAAAACGCTGGAAAAGCATTCGTTGCTTTTAGTCAAGACAAAGAACATGCGCCCGAGGTTACTCCGATAACAAGCACAAATGATAATTACTACACTACTTTAGAAACTCGAATCACAACAAGAATCTTAACAGGACATAGAATTACAAGTCCGTTACTTTTGGGCCTTTACAATGGTGGCGCTGGCTTTAGCTCGAATGCAGATGAATTAGCGGTTGCGTATGGTCATTTTATTGGCACATGTATTCGACCAATCCAAAAGGGTATGTTAAGAGTATTCAATAATTTAATGCTAAATAGTGGATATGATACCGACCTTTATATTGTGCCAACAACTATTATCGAACCAACAGCAATACCAACAACAACAACATCAATCGTAGAATAATGGCAATAACTAACGTACTATTCGTATCCGAAACGAAACTAAAATCATATACATCAATTCATCAATCGGTTAGTCCCGATGACTTGCAGCCTTTCATATTACAGGCTCAAGATATTTACTTGCAAAATTATTTAGGTGCCACGTTTTATCAAGAATTGCAAACTCAAATTACGAATAACACATTAACGATCCCGAATAAAAAGATACTTGATGACTTTATAGGAGCTATGTTATGTAACTATGCTTTGTATCATGCTTTGCCGTTTTTGAAGTACAAAGTATTTAATAAGTCAATCATGAATAATGATAGCGAAAGCGGTCAATCGATTGATTTAGAAGCGTTGAAATTCTTACAAAACGAGGTTCGAAGTGTAGCTGAAAATTATACCAAAATGATGACTACTTATTTAAAAAATAATTTGAGTGATTATCCTGCATATAATAGTTATGATTTCCTTGATGGTATAACTCCCGACAAAGGAACGCCTTACTTCAGTGGATTGCAAACCAATTCGAGCTTCAATTTGGCAAGACGTAGAATAAATAGACGTGGAGATTGTAACGATTGCAACGGATATGAATATTAAAAAATTTAACTAAAAAACAAATATAAAAAATGATTGACAATTCAAAATTCATTATTACAAATGAAGTAGTAACCGATTTATTCGATTTAAGAAT